CAGTAGATATAGACCAACTATATGGACGGGAGGGATTTTCTCGTTCGCAATTTATGCGATTCGGAGAAAATCCTTTTGATAATAAATAATTATGCCCGTCAGAATAACTTAAATCTTTTAATTCTGCATCTAAATTTTTGTGGTACTCACGTAATTTTTCTCTTAATTGTTCTAAATCAATCAACTTAATCAGCTCCTTTTATTTATTGCACCGATAATTTTTACTCCCGGTTAGGCGCCGGGACGCTGTATTAAAAAATGTAAACTGGATTTTGACAAGTGATACGATTTTTGAAAAGTTCATCCAGTTTTGATTCGATTTGTTCTCGTCCACCTAAATTTACGATGGCAGTGTTTACATTAGCGCCGTGGGCTTCACTGGCATTAGCCCAAAACTGATTTCCTTTAGAAATATAACCAAATAATGGTTTTTCACCAAAGAATGATACCAAAATAGCCGGGTATTCGTCTTGTATAACTTTTTTTGTAGGTGGTTCAACGATGACTTTTTCGCCGACGATCACCATAGCATCTTCAAAATGACGTTGATAAATTTTGTAATTCACAATTAACACACTCCTTTTCATTTTATTTGGTCGGCCTTGGAACCGACCCTGGGCATTACACCGGTTAACCCGGTGTCCTCTGCGGGGATTGGTTATTATAACAGGATTATCGTTCCATACTTTCAGAAAATATTTTGAATACCGTATTATGCTGCAGGAAATCCCATTGTGTCTCGCCAATTAGATTAAAAATTGATTCTTTGATGTAATCCTTGTCGGCACACTCGCCTATTACACCGACTTTGGTTCTGGAACCTTCACCAATTTCAATTTCGAGGCCAAGGTCCAGGGATTCGGTTTTTAAATAATTATTGATAGCAGTTATGATAGTTTCTTTAATTTCGGTTTCGTGACCGGTAAATTCTCCAGTATCGATGCCTACATAGATTTTTAAATAAGGCCTTTCAGTAGCCGGAGTTGTTGGGTATCTCCAAAACCGGACTCCTGCGATTGTACCAGCTGGGCGTTCGTTTTGGTACAGATATTTTTGCTGGAAAATAGCCTTTTCCACTCGTCCGTCACACGGCGGCAAGCCGTACATTGATTCCAAACGTTCGCCAACCATGATCTCAATAACCGAATTTTCTTTGGGATGTTCGTGGCAAGAGAGACGCCATCCGTCATCAAGGTATTTTTGAATTCTGGCATCAAATCCGTTTTGTAAACTTTGCATGTTTTTAAAGTCCATTTTCAACACTCCTTTTTATAATTGCACCGACTTGTGACGGTTGCTAGTGCATTACCGGGGATTACTCCCCGTCACTCTGCTTAACGGTTTTGGTCAATTGACCATTGATTTTCTAGTTCTTTTGCCTGATCGATTAGTTTGTTTTGGTTTTCGGTTGTGTTTTCGAGTTCGATTTTTTCATCATTGGTTTCGAGTACTACTAAGTTTTCATTTTCATCTGTCCAAACTGTTACACCGTTTTCGTTCAATTCTCCGTAAAGTTTCATTTTCATTTGCTCCTTTTGATTTGGGGTGTTCCCCTTGATTAATTTAATTATATCATAGTACAGTACTAGTGTCAATAACTATTTTTGAATTATTTTAATATCGGAATTTAAGGCGACAAACTTAAAATAACCAGCTAAAGACATTCCAAGAGATTGTGCTTTTTGAGATATAATATCATGTTCCTGTTTGGTGATTAAAAAAGAAATACCGATTTGGTTTGGTTTTTGTTCGCGCGGCATAATTATCAATCCCTTCATTAAGATAGTTTTATTATATCATAGTACTATACTAGTTTCAATATAAAAAAGCATAAAAATACCTCTCAAATGAGAGGCATGTATATATTTTAATTATTAGTTATAATTAAGCTATTTCGTATCCGTTAATTTTCCAATCAATATATGAGCCATCGCCATCGTGTTCTATCATTACTTGATTTTGTTCTGGGGTGGTATAATAATAAGCTATTAAGGTTTTTGTATAAGCGTCTTCTTCGGAATCAAATCTAGAGGAAGCTGCCCATTCAGTTGATGTATCACCGTCAGTTTGCAATCTGTTTGTTGGTTCACAGTTTAACTTTTCGACTTTCAAAACTGTCTCTAAACCTGCTTGTTCAATGGCTTGCTCACGGGTTAAATTTCCTTTTCTCATTTCTAACACTCCTTTTTTTAGGGCGCCGCCCTTTTATTAATTTAATTATAACATAGTACAGTACTAGTGTCAATATGTTTTTAAAATTATTTTTTGGAAGGCGTAAAATAAATGTTTAAATCTAATACAAAACAACCATGCCCGGTATGCGGCAAACAAATACCAGAGGTCAGGCCGATTGTTTTTAAATGCTTGGAACATGGTGAGTTTAGTATTATGGAAATAAATCGGTCACAGCTTGCTAAGGGTAAAAAGAAGATTACTAAAATGTCCAATAAGAAAAAAGAAGATAGTCTAGAAATTGAATTTTAGAAAATGAAGGTGGAATGAATGGGTAGGCCTTTAAAATTTAAAACAGTAAAAGAATTGCAACAAAAAATAGATGCTTACTTTGAATCATGTTGGGAAGATACTGAAGAAGGAAAAAAAATGATACGGCCATTAACTATTACCGGATTGGCTTTAGCACTTGATACAACTAGAGATACACTGCTTGATTATGAAGAAAAAGATGGATTTTCCGACACGGTTAAAAAAGCAAAACAAAGAGTAGAAAATTTTGCGGAAGAACAACTTTTTATTAATCCAAGAACAGCCGGAATTATTTTTAATATGGTCAATAATTGGGGATGGCAAAATAAGCAGGAGACCAAACAAGAAGTAACAATTGAGGATAAAACTGATGTTAAAGAACGACTCATATATCGAATTAATGAGGTTGTTGCCAGAAAAGGAGAGACAGAAATTACTAACAAGCCTGACTGACGAAGAAGCCGAACAATTATTATACGATTGGGATTTATGGGCGCGTCAAAATCAAAAAACGCCTTCGGGTGATTGGTTTGCTTGGCTTATATTAGCTGGGCGTGGATTTGGGAAAACCCGTACAGGAGCAGAAACGGTTCGGCGCTGGATAGAATCTGGGCAAGTTAAAAGAATAGCCTTAGTTGCCGAAACCGCAGCGGATGCTAGAGATGTTATGGTTGAGGGGGAAAGCGGCATATTAGCAATTAGCCCAAAAAAAAATAAACCGATATACGAACCATCAAAAAGAAGATTAACTTGGCCTAATGGAGCAATAGCGACAACTTACTCAGGAGATGACCCCGATCAGCTTCGTGGCCCACAACATGACAAAGCGTGGGTAGACGAATTAGCTAAAATGCAATATGCTCAAGAAACTTGGGACAATCTTGAATTAGGTTTAAGACTTGGAACAAATCCCCAATGTATTATAACAACAACTCCAAGACCTATTAAAATAATAAAAGAATTAATAAAAGATACTCAAGTTGTCGTTACTACGGGCAGCAGTTACGAAAATATATCAAATTTAGCTTCTTCATTTGTTCAGCGCGTTATTAAAAAATATGAAGGAACGCGAATAGGACAACAGGAATTACATGCCAAAATATTAGACGATACCCCTGGCGCTTTATGGAATCGCGATATACTCGAAGATTGTCGGGTGACAAATATTCCTGATTTTAAAAGGATTGTCGTAGGGGTTGATCCAGAAGCGACATCCGAAGAAAACTCAGCCGAAACTGGTATTATAATAGCCGCTTTAGGAATGGATAATCACGGTTATGTGCTTGAAGACATGTCAATCCAGGCAAGTCCTGATGGTTGGGGAAAACGTGTAGTAGCTGGATATAATAAATATAAAGCCGACCGAATAGCCGCTGAAGTAAATAATGGCGGGGAAATGGTTGAATTTGTTATTAAGACTATTGATAAGCGAGTATCATTTAAACAATTACATGCCAGTAAATCAAAACAAGCACGAGCGGAACCAATTGCAGCCCTATATGAACAAAAAAAAGTTCATCATATGGGCTTTTTTGCTGATTTAGAAGATCAATTATGTAATTGGGTGCCGGGAGAAAAATCGCCAGATAGATTGGATGCTTTAGTTTGGGCGTTAACTGAATTAATGTTAGGAAATGCTTATAATAAAAATATCAAACTTGATCCTAACATGGGTAAACAAGAATCGAAATGGACTATTTAATATTTATACAAAACAAGTTTATTAAATAGTTAATGATTGTATAAAAATTTAATGCATAACGATGCATAAAAAATGCTAAAATAAAACAGCAGGTAAAATGCGCTTTAACCATAATACCCATTATACGACGCAAACATAAGTTCGAAATTACGAGGTGAAAAATATGCCGACTATCGATTATACAATTATCGGGACATCCGGGTTAAAGGAATATGGCGGTTATGTCGATGAGGAATTTAACCCTAAACTTAAGGGAACCAAAGCTATTAAAGTTTATACCGAGATGTCGGAAAATGATGCGGTAGTCGGTGCAATTTTATTTTGTATTGAAATGCTTTGCCGCCAAGTAAAATGGGAAATGAGCGCTGATGAAGATGACAAACCAGGTCAAGAAGCGTCCCAATTTGTAACTGAATGCATGGATGATATGAGCCATACGTGGGAATCTACAATAAGCGAAGTACTGACCATGCTTAAATTCGGTTGGTCATACTTTGAATTGGTTTACAAAGTGAGGCAAGGAGATTCTGAAGATCCAAGGCGCCGGTCAAAATATACTGATGGAAAATATGGATGGCGCAAAATTGCTTTACGTTCCCAAGATTCGCTTTTAAAATGGGTGTTTCAGGATGACGGTGGAATAGCAGGTATGTGGCAACAGCCAGTCAGTGGGCCAACAGTATTTATTCCCATCGAAAAAGCTTTACTTTTTAGGACTAAAGAAAATAAAAACAACCCTGAAGGAAAAAGTATACTTAGAAATGCCTATCGTTCTTGGTATTTTCTTAAACGGCTACAAGAGATTGAGGCAATCGGATTTGAACGAAATTTAACCGGTTTGCCAAAAATGCAAGTGCCATTAAATTTGTTGATTTCAGACGCAACGGATAGCGATAAATCATTGTTAAATAGCTTTAAAGATATGTTACGTGATATTCGGAAAGATGAGCGCGGTTATATCATTGTACCTCCGGAACAAAACGAAGACGGCCAGCCAAGTGGCTATAAATTTGAATTAATCGCTTCACCTGGAAATCAAGGTTCTGGAGATATCGATAAGGCAATTACACGTTATGAGCAACGTATTGCTATGTCAGTATTGGCCGAATTTATTTTATTAGGACTTGATAAAGTTGGTTCTTTTTCGTTGGTGTCATCTAAAACTAATCTTTTTGCAACGGCATTAACTGCCTGGCTAGATTCGATTGCAGCCGTATTTAATATGTTTGCTATTCCGCGATTACTGAAAGTAAATGGTTACAAATTAGAAAAAAATCCTGTGCTTAAACACGGGTCGGTCCAGGATGTCAGCTTAGACGAACTTGGTAACTTCTTTAGAAATACTGGACTTGGAATTTCGCTTTCAGACATGGAAATGGAAAATTATTTAAGAGGAAAAATCAATGCGCCGTTGAAGAAAGAAGAGACGATATTATAAAAAGGAGCAATAATAATGGATTTAAGAGCAGATTGCAGAACAACAGATCCGTTTTTTTATGAATTGCAAAAATCAAAAAAATGTATTGATAATGACGAAAAAAATCAAATGTCTTATAAAAAATGTAATGGATGCGAATATTGCGCAGAAGGAGCAATATTGGGCAAAGGATTTTTTTTGGAGTGCAGAATAACCGGTAAACAAATGCCTATTACAAATTGTCCGAAAGAGTGACCATATGATCCATAAAGCCATAAATCCTCCGGATAAAGAATGGAAATATCAGCACAAAATAGCAGATCAATTTTTTCAAGATCTTGCTGATGCAACAGAATTAATTTTATCAAATTTGCAAGAAGAAATTGATATTGCTACAATCGAAGAAGCACTTAGACAAGGAAAACCGACTATTATAATCGATTCAATAGATTGGTCGGAGCAATTCGAAGATAAGCTGCTTCTAAAATATGAACCTGTATATAATACAATAATGGCATTAACCGGCGCTGAAGCATGGAAAGAATTAAGTATTCCGATTGCCTTCAATATTAGGAATCCATATTCTGAAAAATGGATTGCCGAAAATGCTGCAAATATGGTAACATTAGTTACTAAAGAGACTAAACAAGCAATCCGGCGTGTTATATTAGATGGATTTCAAATGGGGTTTGCACCTCGGCAAATGGCAAAACCAATTCGGGAAATGATTGGGCTAACTGAACGGGATTCCCGGGCAGTTTTGAAATATTGGGCTAAATTAAACGAAGAGGCGGATTTATCAGCACGCCGTGTTGATAATATGGCAAACACATATGAAAAACAATTATTGAGAAAACGGGCTTTAACGATTGCCAGGACCGAAACTCTAAACGCAGCTAATCGAGGAATTGAAGCATCTTGGCAAGTTGCTCGTGATGGCGGATATATACTTCCTGAAACCCAAAGGGAATGGATTGCGGCTGCTGGGAGTTGTCGGACGTGTAAAATTTGTATGGATTATAATGGCAGGAAAGCTCCATTAGATGGTCCATATGTATCGCCAAAATATGGGGAAAAAATGGGTCCACCTGGTCATGTATGCAATTGCCGGTGTAGTCAGGGATTGGTTACAAAATAGTAGGTGATACAAAATTTCCCTTGAATCCGAAATAAAAGCAGGCGCTTATCAGTGCCTTATGTGCATTTGGTGCGATAAATACGCTTTTATTTGTCCTGCATTTCCAAAAATAATTCCGGCTGATATTATCATGGGACGATTTATTCATTCGCGACCGTGGCGAGGACAAGAAAATCCGGAGATATTATTTAGACCAAAAGTGATTGTGATAAACAATACAAAGAGGTGATAAATATGGCCTGTGGCGGAAGCAAAAAGCCAAGTGGGGGAACCGGTGGAAAAAGAAAATAATAAAACAACAACACACTAAACCGTCTTCAATTATGAAGGTGATTTAATATTATAAATTAGGAGCGTGACTCCGTTTGACCGATTTTAAATCAATAATTTGTCCTCAATGCGGTTTTAAGGCGGCTCATTATAAAAATGGTGAAATCGAAATTAAAATGAAAGATTGGTTGGCTGGCAGAGGAAAAATGGAACAAAATAGCATTTGGAACTTTTCTTGTCGCCGATGTGGTCATGAATTTACTTATCAATCCACTTGATGGAGGTTAAATGTTTAACGATAAATCTATACTTATTACAGGCGGGACCGGTTCGCTTGGTAGTCAATGCGTAAAACATATTTTAGCCAATTATAAACCTCGCCGCTTAATAGTTTTTAGCCGGGATGAAATAAAGCAAAACGAATTAACGCAGCAATTCAGCGATGAATGCTTGCGTTTTTTTATTGGCGATATTCGAGATTTATCACGATTGAATCGAGCTTTTGATGATGTTGATTTTGTTATCCATACAGCGGCTCTGAAACATGTTAATCAAGCCGAATATGATCCGGATGAATATCTCAAGACTAATGTCAATGGTACTCAAAATGTAATTGAAGCCGCTATTAATAATGAGGTCAAAAAAGTTATTTTAATATCGACTGATAAAGCGGTTAATCCTATTTCGCTATATGGTAGTACTAAACTAACGGCAGAGAAACTTTTCATAGCCGCTAATAATATAGTGGGAAAACGCGAAACTAGATTTTCGGTTTGTCGGTTAGGAAATATATCCGGTTCCCGAGGGTCAGTTATTCCATATTTTAAAAAACTTGTTTCTGATGGGGTTGATTATTTACCGATTACCGATCCAAATATGACTCGATTTTTGATTACTGCCGAGGAAGCGGCAAAATTTATTTCAAGATGCTTTAATTTAATGCAAGGCGGCGAAACTTTTTGCCCTAAAATGTCTTCAATAATTATTCACGACTTGGCTAAAGCATTTGGCAAGCCATGCCAAATAGTTGGCATTCGCCCGGGGGAAAAGCTGCATGAGATTCTTTGCTTGGCTGAATTAGATTATTTAACATTGGAATTCCGGGATTATTTTGTAATTAAGCCGACCATGAAATTGATCCACAATTACAATTATGAAATTAGCAAAGATAGTGAACATGCTGCTTTTGTCAGTTCAAAGTTTCAATATGACTCTTTGCGAAATCAATTTCTTAGAATCAAAGAAATAAAGGAGCTATTATGATTTATTTGGATGATCCAAATATAGATGAATCCGATTTAAAATATGTCAATAAAGCAATCCTTGATGGCGATATTTCAACTAGAGGAAATTATATAAAACAATTCGAAAATGCAATTTCAAATTATCTAGGCGGTCCTCATTGCATAGCGACTAATACGGGAAGCGCGTCTTTGCTTGTGGCTTTAAAAATTTTAGGCATTGGTATGGGTGATGAAGTTATTGTTCCAGCGTGTACTTTTGCTGCAACTGTAAACGCAATTAAAATGGTTGGCGCAGAACCAGCTTTTGCGGATATCAATTTGAATACTTGGAATATAGATATAAAAGAAGCTGGAAAAATATTATCACGCAAAACTAAAGTTATTATGCCAGTTCATTTATATGGCAATTCTTGCGAAATGGGTCAAATTAATTTATTTGCTAAAACTAATAATTTACATATTATTGAGGATGCTTGCGAATCTCTTGGAACCACCTGTTACACCTATTACACTGGTGCAATAGGTGATATAGGTTGTTTCTCGTTTAATCGAAATAAAATAATAACAACTGGCGGCGGGGGAATGATAGTCACTAAATACCCTATTCTAGCTGAAAAAGCAAGGCAATTTATAAATCAAGGCAGAGACGAAAACGGGAAAGCAGTTGGACTCGGTTTTAATTTTGGAATGACCAATCAAAATGCAGCATTAGGATTAAGTCAGTTAAAACGACTTAAAGAATTTTTGGATAAAAAAAGTTATTTTGCTTATCAATATCGGACTTTATTATCTGATTGCAAAAATATTAAATTTCAGCTTATGAAAGATGGCAGGCACAGGCATTCTTATTGGTTTACTGCCATTAAAATTAATACTCAAAAAGTCGGCAAAACGATTCCACAAATTCAAGAGGAATTACAAGCAAAAGGAATACCGACACGCCGAATATTTGAACCATTAGTACCATTACCAAATGCTATTGATTTATATGAAAACGGTTTGTGCCTACCATCGTCAACCAAAAATACTTTTGAAGATATTGAATATGTGGCAAAGACACTTTTGGAGGTGCTTAATTGATCGCTATTATTCCAGCCCGTGGAGGTTCAAAAAGAATCCCAAATAAAAATATCCGAGATTTTTGCGGTAAACCACTGATATATTGGACAATTAAAGCGGCACAAGATAGCGGAATTTTTGAGAATATTATTGTTTCTACAGAAGAGCCAAAAATCTCCAAAATTGCAGATAGTTATGGAGTTAAAAATATTGGTCGACCAATGGAATTAGCAACTGATTCAGCGACAACTTTAGATGTAGTAAAGTGGTCGATTAAACAGGTCAAAACTGATTCAATTATGATATTACAATGTACATCACCATTAAGAATAGATTTTGATATAAGAAGAGCACAAGGACTTATTTGTCGCGAATGTGATTCAATAGTTTCAGTAAAATCAAGTTTGGATGGAGTATATTTACAAAACGGAGCAATTTATGCAGCTAGAATAGATTACATTAAAAATTATGGAAAACTTTATGGTAATGATTCGTTTTTATATTTAATGCCTTCGGAACGTTCTATCGACATCGATACTGAAATTGATTGGAAAATAGCCGAAATGCTTATGGAAAAGAGGCTTAGTAATGCCCAGAACATTTATAATTGCTGAAGCTGGAATTAATCATAATAAAGATATCGAATTTGCTTTTGAATTATGCAATGCGGCAAAAAATGCTGGAGCCGATGCAGTAAAATTTCAAACATGGGTAACCGATTTAATTTATACCAAAGATAATCCTCGATATAAAATGTTAAAAGAATTAGAGATGCCATTTGATTTTTTTCGGGAGATAAAAAAATATTGTGATGATATTGGGATAATGTTTTTATCAACGCCGGACGATATAGAAAGCTTAAATTTTTTAATCGATGAATTAAAGATGCCAATTATCAAAGTTGGGTCGGCCAATTTGATCAATAAGCCATTTTTGAAAGCAGTAATTAATAAGAACAATCCGGTTATATTATCAACTGGGATGGGTAACGAACAAGAATTTTTATGGGCTTTATGGCTAATTCATAGCGAATTAAAATTTAAAAATAAAATAGCTTATTTGCATTGCGTATCTTGTTATCCGACTGATTATTTTGAGGTTAATTTAAATTGTATCTCAACGTTAAAAAAATGGGTTAATAATATACCAAACGCAAGCATTGGTTTTTCAGATCATACTATTGGCATTGAAATTCCAATCGCTGCTGTTATTATGGGCGCTTCAGTAATTGAAAAACATTTAACCATTAA